GAAGATGACAAGCTGGTTTATCATACGACTCAAGATGTTGCTCCCGTCATTGACCACGTTAAGAAACTAAGAGACAATACACTTAAGCCTGGAAAAGATATGCGACACATTGCTGAAGTCCCTATGGTGATTTGGCAAAAGGCATTACGCGAAGGCTGGTCAAAAGATAGAGCTAAATGGAAACAATGGCTCAACGACCCAGATAATAAAGTATTTAGAACTTGGCAAGGTAAAGTATGACATATTCAGAATTAAAAACAGCAATAGCAAATTATCTTAATAGATCAGATTTAACGTCTGATATAGATACGTTTATCGATAATGTCGAAGCGGAACTTAATAGACGATTAAGAACCAAAGACATGATTAAAAGAGCAACGGCTACAGCTGACTCACAATATTTAACAGTTCCAACAGATTGGATAGAGGCAATTAATGTAGAAATTACATCAAACGATTTCAGTCCTTTATTCCAACAATCTATAGAGTCATTAGATGTCTATAGAAAATCAAACAACAACTCTGTAGGTCAACCAGTTTACTTTGCAATGGTTGATGACTCCATCGAATTAGCACCAACTCCTGATGGAGAATATACCCTACAACTAACTTACTATGCTAAAATATCTGCATTAAGTGATTCCAATACAAGTAACTTTGTATCAGTCTCGCACCCAGATGTTTATTTATATGGTGCATTAAAACACGCTTCTATTTTTTTAATGGAAGATGAAAGAATACCAATGTTCACTCAACAGTTTGAGAAGGCATTAGAAGAAATGAGACTCGAACAAGAGAAAGCTGCATTTGGTAAAGGTTCTTTAATGATGCGAAGAAGAACTTACGGAAAAAAACAAAAAAGAAATTATTACTACGGTAATTAATAAAGGAGAATAGAATGGCTGGATTTTCAGATTATTTAGAGAACAAAGTTGTTGGTCATGTATTTGGTGGATCAGCCTATACAGCTCCAGCAACATTATATGTAGCATTATATACATCAGCACCAAGTGATACTGGTGGTGGTACAGAAGTTTCAGGCGGAGCTTATGCAAGACAAACAGCAGCTTTTACTGTTACTAACGATACAGCATCAAACACATCAGCAATAGAATACCCAACAGCTACAGCTAATTATGGTACTGTTGTTGCAGTAGGTGTTTTTGACGCTTCATCATCTGGTAACTTACTTGCTTATGGAAACTTAACCACTAGCAAAACTGTTTCTACTGGAGATGTATTTAGATTTAATGCAGGTGCTATAGACATAACTGTAGCGTAATAACATGGCTTCAGTTGGCTATGGTTTTGGTGGATACGGTAAGTCTTACTGGGGATCACCACAATTTGAATTAGCTGAAAGCTCAATCACAGCAACATCAAACCTAACTGCGGTTGGTGTTGTACCTGTAACTGGAGAAGTTTCAATAACAGCTTCTTCTAGTGTCACAGCAGTTGGACTCGTCCCAATACAAGGTGCTTCACAAATCACAGCAACATCAAGTCTTACATCGACTGGTGTTAGAATTAAATTTGGTGCGACAAGCATATCATCAACATCTAGCCTAACAGCCGTAGGTACTCAAATAGATATTGGTGGCGTGCTAATGGCAGCATCTTCAAGTCTTAGTGCAGTAGGCACACAAATTGATGTTGGTGAATCAAATATTACCGCATCTACAAACGTAACGGCTGTTGGTGTCTTTATCGTATCAGCAGCAAGTCAAATAAACGCTACAACTAACTTAGATGTAACTGGTTCATTGGTTCAAACTGGCACTTCTAGTATTCAACAAACAAGTGGTTTTTCTGCGATAGGTAGTTTAAAATGGGAAGACCAGACTGTAGCAGATACTATTTACACAGACCAAACACCAGCTACAACAACTTGGACAGATCAGTCCTCAACAAATACTAATTGGACTGACATCGCAGCATAAACAGGAATAAATTATGGCAGATACATTTACAACGAATTTAAATTTAACTAAACCAGAAGTAGGAGCATCTACTGATACCTGGGGTACAAAGCTAAACGCTGACCTCGATACTCTTGATGGAATATTTGCATCTAATGGTACTTCAGTAGCATTAAACTTAGACGGAGCAGTAATTGATAGTTCTGTCATTGGTGGCACTACAGCAGCAGCTGGATCATTCACAACTTTATCAGCAAGCACATCTATTACTGGTACACTTGCTACAGCAGCACAAACCAACATAACTAGCGTAGGAACTCTTACAGGTTTAACTGTAAGCGGTAATGCCTCAATAGAAGGTGGAACAATTAAACTTAATGGTAATTATCCAACTGGTACAGGCAACGTAGCTTTAGGTGGTGCAGCCTTAATTAGTGGTTCTTTAAGTGGTAATAATAATACTGCTATAGGTCATTATGCTTTATATGCAAACACATCAGGAACTCCAAACGTGGCTGTTGGATATTTGGCCTTGGGGGCAAATACAACTGGTAATGATAATGTAGGTGTTGGAACAGGTGCTTTAGAAAGTAATACAACAGGTTCAAACAATACTGCTTTAGGTAGAGGAACTTTAGGTTCAAATAGTACAGCGTCTGACAATACCGCAGTTGGAAATGATGCTTTAATATCAAACACTACAGGTACTCAAAACACCGCATTAGGTACTTTAGCTCTTGATGCCAATACTACAGCTAATAATAACGTAGCTATAGGGTACAATTCTTTAGGTGCTAATATTTTAGGAGGAGCAAATGTCGCAGTAGGTTCTTTTGCTTTAGAGGCTCAAAATTATTCATCTGCTACTAACTCTTATAATACTGCTGTAGGTACTAATGCAGGAGCAGATGTAACCACAGGCATATATAATACATTTATTGGTGGTCTAGCAGGAGATGCAAACACCACAGCATCTAACAACACAGCTATTGGTATGAGTTCTTTAAGTGCTAATACAACTGGTACAGGGCTTGTAGCAGTAGGTGCTGATGCACTAACTAGAAACACTACAGCTTCATATAATACATCAGTTGGTAATTTATCCTTAGTTTTTAATACAACAGGAGCTAATAATACAGCACTTGGTTATAACTCATTAAGGGAAAACACAACAGCAGCGAATAATACAGCTATTGGTTTTGAATCTTTAAAAGCAAACACTACAGGTACATCAAACGTAGCAGTTGGAGCAAATGCACTAGATGCTAATACTACTGCAACTGGTAATAACGCAATAGGTCATAACGCACTAGGAACAAACACAACTGGTGCTTCTAATATTGCAATAGGGCAACAAGCAATGCTTTACAATACTACTGGTAGTAATAATACAGCTATTGGTCATGTTGCTCTTGCGGATAATACTACCGCATCTAACAACACAGCAATTGGTTATCTTTCGTTAAACGCAAACACTACAGGTGACAGAAACGTAGCTGTTGGTAGTTCAGCACTTGCTGCTAATACAACTGCAGATGGAAATACTGCTGTTGGTTATGAATCTTTACTTACAAATATTTCATCCGAATTAAATACTAGTATAGGATTCAAGGCTTTAAGATTAACTACAGGTGCAGATAATACTGGTGTTGGTGGTTTTGCATTAAATGCTAATACTTCAGGTGTTCAAAATGTTGCTTTAGGTAGAAGTGCATTAGCTAGTAATACAACAGCATCAAACAATACAGCTCTTGGTTATGCTGCTTTATTATCAAACACAGGTCATAGTAATACTGCTGTAGGTTCAAAATCACAAGAAGATACAACATCTGGTGTAAGAAATACCTCTATTGGTATGAACTCTTTATTACAAAATACTACAGCTTCAGATAATACGGCTTTAGGGTATGCTTCACTACAACAAAATACTACTGGTTCAAATAATACGGCTGTAGGACATGATGCTTTATTAAACAATACAACTGCTAGTAACAACACAGCAGTTGGATATGGTTGTTTAGAATCAAACACTACAGGTGCTGGAAATACAGTAGTAGGTCGTATAGCTGGTGATGCTATTACTACAGGAAGTAGTAATACAATCATGGGAAATTCTGCTGGTGGTGGAATAACTACAGGACAGCATAATGTTTGTATGGGAGAATCCACAGGTAATGCTACAGTAGTTTTAACTACAGGTACTGGTAATACTCTACTAGGTTATCAAGCTCGTACAAGTGCAGTTG